GATGTTCAGCGCCGGGGTGACGATCATCCACATCCTCAAGGGTGACCTGGTGTTGCCCGAGGCTGCCTGGCCCCTGGTGGTGCTGCTGGCGGTGTTCGCCGTTTCTGTATTGCGCACGGCCGGCAACCTGGCCGGCGTGTTGCGGCCAGAGTCTGTGGCGTACTCAGGCCCTGATCGCCGGCAGGCGCAGCAGCACATCCAATGAGGGGCACGATCAACGCGCTGAACCAGGAGGATGCCGTTGCAGAGTTGCAGGCGCTGGGGAGTGATGTGGCCGGCGAGGTGTTGGCCGATGCGCTCAACCACACGGGCAACCAGGCGCGGCAGCTGCTGCGGGCAGGGATGGATCAGGCCTTCGACCGGCCATCGTCCTGGGTGAAGAACTCGATCTACATGCAGAACGCCACGCCGACTGAGCCTGTGGTTGCGTTGTGGATCAAGGACGGGAAGCTGGGCGGCAAGGGCCGCGGCTTCGACGAGTGGTTCAACCCGCAGGTGGAAGGCGGCGAGCGCCTGAACAAGGGCTCAGAGAAGATGCTGCGTGAGATTGGCGTGCTGCCGGCCGGGCGCTTCATCGTGCCTGCAGCCGGCGCGCGGCTCGACGGCAATGGCGGCATCAGCCGTGGGCACATGACGCAGATCCTCTCAGGCCTGCGGGCATTCGGTATGGCTGGGTCAGATCACAACGCCACTGGCAGTCGGCGGTCTTCGCGCCAGGGGCACGCGAATGCCTTCTTCGTGATGAAGCGAGGACGCACGCCCATCGGCATCGCCGAGCGGCGGGGGCAGCGGGTGCAGATGGTGTTGGCATTCGTGCGTCAGCCGCAGTACCGCGAGCGCTTCCGCTTCTACGACATCGTCCGGCGAGTGGCCGAGGATGACGCGCTGATCGAAACCAACATCGACCTCGCGGTGGTCAAAGCCCTGAGCAAGCGCCGCGGGCGGGGCCGGTAGCTGTGGCACCTGCCCGGGGGCCCCTGAGAACTCGGGGGGCGCAAGGGTAATTCGAGCCCCGTTTTCGCACTAGTGGCTGGGCCTGGAAGTTAGTTAACAGGGGTTAATCGGGTTAACCCTCGTGGTTCATCGTGGTTAACAGGTATCCCCAATGACTCTAATGGCCAAGGCTGAGTACGCGGATCGGCGCGGCTGGTCTCGCGCCTACGTGTCCAAGCTGGTGAAGCAAGGCCGCTTGGTGCTCACCGCCGAAGGGAAGGTGGACGCAGAGGCAAGCGATGCGGCACTCGCTGCCAGTGCCGACCCCAGCAAGGTGGGTGTCGCTGAGCGGCATCACCAGGACCGGGTAGAAAAAGGGGTATACGCCCACATTGCTCCAGCGGCCGACCCCAGCCCAGCGCTGCCACCACCTGCATTAGGCGGCGCCTCGCCGGATTATCAGAAAGCCCGGGCGCGTCGTGAGTACGCCCTGGCACTGCTGGCCGAGGATGAGCACCGCAAAAGCCGCGGTGAGTTGGTCGAGCAGGCCCTTGTTGACTCCGCAGCATTCACTGCCGCTCGAACCTTGCGCGACCTGATGTTGGGAATCCCGCCGAAGATCGCGGGCGAGCTGGTGACCTTGACCGACCCGTGGGAGATCGAGCGGCGCCTGGTGCAGGCGATTCGCCGTGCCCTGGAAGATGCCGACCGGCAGCTGTCGTTCAGCCCGGCCAGCGACGAACCGGACTGAGACATGGAACAACCGTATGCCAACGGTGCCGCCGCGTACCTGGCGGCATACCGCAGAGGGCTGATGCCCGACCCTGAGCTGTGGATCGACGAGTGGGCCGATGAGTACCAGATGATCCCGCCGGACACCGGCGCGGCTGAGCCTGGCAAGTACCACACCGACCGCACGCCGTTTGCCCGAGAAGTGCAGCGTTGCCTCTCGCCGATGCATCCGGCCAAGCGGGTGGTGACCATGATCGCCTCCCAGCTTATGAAGACCCAGGTGGCGCTCAACTGGATCGGCGGCAGCATCCACATGGCGCCCGCCAACTTCCTGGTGTTACTGCCCACGGAGAAGCTGAGCAAGCGTGTTTCCGGCCGGATCGACAAGACGATCAAGGCTGTGCCGGTGCTGACCCAGCGTGTCGCCAAGCCTCGCTCGCGTGATGCCCGCAACACCCTGGACACCAAGGAGTTCGAGGGGGGCGCGCTGTACTGCGCGACCGCCGCATCGGCCTCCAACCTGGCCGAGTTGTCGGCCCGCTATGTGTACGGCGACGAGGTCGACCGCTGGGAACTGGACGTCGACAACGATGGCGACCCGGTCAAGCAGGCCGAGGCCCGCGGCTCCACGTTCGGCCGGCGCGCGAAGTTCTACTACTCCAGCTCACCAACGCTGAAGGGTGTCTCGCGCATCTTCGACCTGTTCGAGCAGGGTGATCAGCGGCACTTCTATGTGCCTTGCCCACACTGCGGTACCTACCAGGTGCTGGAGTGGGAGGGCTTGAAGTACACAGACGATTACCGCCTCGTGCAGTACCAGTGCTGCACACCGGGCTGCGCATTGATCGAGGAGCACCACAAGGCTGCGATGCTGGAAGCTGGTGAATGGCGCGCCCATGCCGCCGGTGATGGCGAGACGGTCAGTTTCACGCTCAGCGCGCTCTATGCCCCGCCCGGCTGGCTCAGCTGGACAGATATGGCCAAGGAGTACGACGAGGCGAAGAAGCTGCAGGAGAAGGGCGACCCCGGCTCCATGCAGGTGTTTTACAACACCCGCCTGGCCAAGGTGTGGGACAGCGCCGAGGAAATGACCAAGGCCGATGAGCTGCGGCAGCGCGCCGAGGCCGAAGGGCACCGACTCGGCCTGGTCCCGGCCGGCGCCTTGATCCTCACTGCCGCGGTGGATACCCAGCACAACCGGCTTGAACTGTTGGTGATGGGCTGGGGCGAGGGCATGGAACGCTGGACGGTGGACTTCCAGGTGATCCCCGGTGACCCTGCAGACGAGCGTACCTGGGCGCTGCTCGACGAGAAGCTGAAGGAGCGGTATCGCCATGTCAGCGGTGTCGACCTTTCGATCTGCGCGGCGTGCATCGACTCCGGTGGTCACCACACGGACGAGGTGTACCAGTTCACCCGCCTGCGGCGTTGGCGCAATGTCCTGGCGGTGAAGGGCTCCAGCAAGCGAGGCCGCCCGGTACTGGCTCAGCGACCCTCGAAGGTCGACGTCACCTGGCGCGGCAACACCGAAAAACAAGGTGCTGAGCTGTGGATGATCGGTACCGACACCGCGAAGGACTGGATCTACAACCGTTACCCACTGGAGCAAGGCCCAGGTGCTCTGCACTTTTCGGCAGACCTTCCGGCTGAGTTCTTCGACCAGTGCGTTGCGGAGCGCAAAGTCACCCGCTACGTGAAGGGCTTCAAGCGCATCGAGTGGGTGAAGGCCAAGTCGGAGCGCAACGAAGCCCTCGACCTCATGGTGTACAACCTGGCTGCTGCCCAGTTCTTGGGGCTGCACCGGTACCACGAGCCGCAGTGGAGCAACCTGCGCGCCGCGGTGGGCCAAGGCAACCTGTTTGCAGCACCCACAGCGCCGGCCCCAAGTGCAGCGGATGAGGACGAGCCCGCTTCGGTGATGCCTCCAAGGACTCAACCGGCAGCGCCTGCTGCCCCACAACAGCCCAAGCCAACTGGCCGGCGTACCTCGCGCAGCGGGTATCTGAGCCGTCGATAAGCCGAGGTCAGCATGAGCACTGCACAGCAGCGCCTGGATGAAGTCCGGGCGGCGATCAAGGTCATCCTGGAGAAAGGCCAGAGCGTGCGAAAGGCAGACCGCCATATCGAACGCGCCGAACTGGCCAGCCTGCGGATGTTGGAACAACAGTACGCCGCTGATGCTGCGAGAGAGGCCCGAGCAGGGCGCCCGCGCCAGGTGCGTGTTTACAGTCGCGGCAAGGGGGCATGATGGCTCGGAGAGTTCGCGGCTCCGGCCGTCTACGCAACAGCTACGAGGGCGCTGGTCAGGGTCGGCGTGCCCAGGGATGGGATGCCCCTGACGCCGCGTTGAATGCGGTCGCCATCCCGGCACTGCCAACCCTGCGTCGTCGCTCTCGCGCTGCGGTGCGCAATGACCCGTACGCCTTCAGCGCCATCGACAGGCGCGTCAGCAGCCTGATCGGCACGGGCATCACCCCGCGAGCCAGAATTACCGACCCAGATATCCGCTCGGCTCTCAACCTGCTGTGGGATGACTGGACGGACGAAGCGGACGCCGACAACCGGACGGACTTCTACGGCCTGCAGGCCGTGATTGCCCGCGTGGTGGAGGAGAGCGGCGAGTGCTTCGTGCGGCTTCGCCAGCGCAAGCTGGAGGATGGTCTGGCGGTGCCCCTGCAGCTGCAGGTACTGGCCCCGGAGTTCTGCCCAGTCGACCGTAACTTCACCACTCGCCGCGGCAACATTGTGCGGGCTGGCATCGAGTTCGATCCGGTTGGCCGGCGCGTGGCGTACTGGATGTACAAGAGCCACCCGGGCGATTACCGAGCAGCCGGCGCAACCTACAACGAGCTGCACCGCATCCCTGCCGACCAGGTGTTGCACATCTTCGAGCCACTGGAAGGTGGGCAGCTGCGCGGCGTTCCGCGTCTTGCACCGGTGCTGCTGCGCTTGAAGTCGCTCGACAGCTACGACGACGCGGTGCTGTTCCGGCAGGAGGTGAGCAACCTGTTCGCCGGCTTCATCACCAAGCCGCGTCAGGAAGGTGGGCCGCCGGTGCTGGATCCGCTCACGGGCCAGCCAGTTCAGGCCGACCGCGACGGCACGCCCATGGCGGCAATGGAGCCCGGCACGCTGCAGGAGCTGCTGGAGGGCGAGGAGATCGAGTTCTCCGACCCGCCAGACGCTGGCAACACCTATGTCGACTTCATGCGCCAACAGCTACAGGCCGTCGCCGCCGGGGTGGGCCTGCCCTATGAGCTGCTGACGGGGGACATGGCCGATATCAGCGACCGTGTCCTGCGCGTGCTGCTCAACGAGTTCCGCCGCCGCATCGAACAACTGCAGTTCTCCGTGTACGTGTTCCAGCTGTGCCGCCCGGTTCGGGCCGCGTGGCTGGATGCGGCGGTGCTCTCGGGCGCCATTGATCTGCCGGACTACGCGGCAAAGCGTCGTGAATACCTGCGCACTCGTTGGGTGCCGCAGGGCTGGGCCTACATCCATCCGGTGCAGGACGTGCAGGGCAAGTTGCTGGAGATCGGTGGCGGTCTCGCCAGCCGCAGCGAGCACGTGCTGCGAACCGGCTACGACGCCGAGCAGATCGATCAAGAAAACGCCGACGACAACGCCCGGGCCAAGCGCCTGGGGCTCGACTACACCACCGACACTGCCATCGAGACTGACGGCAAAGAGGAAGAAAAATGATCAAGCACAAGCATCTGGCGCTGGCTCTCTCCATCGCTCTTGCCGCGCCGGGCTTCGCCTGCTCGGCGCTGCCGCGCATCTTCAACAAGGTTGCGGGCATTCCCGACCTGCAGGACGAACACTGGTACAGCATCCGCAATCTGGGCGAGGGCGAGGCCAAGGTCATCGAGGTCTTCATCTACGGCGAGATCGGCTACTGGGGCGTCACCTCGGGTGACTTCATCCGCGACCTGCAGGCTCAGGATGATGGTGTATCGCCGGTGCTGGTTCACTTCGACACCATCGGTGGCGACCTCTTCGACGGCATAGCCATCCACAACACCCTGCGCGCCCTGGGTGAGCGCTGCACCGGGCGCATCGACGGCGCCTGTTTCAGCGCAGGCAGCGTCGCCGTCTGCGGGGCCCATCGCGTCGAGATGGCCGACAACGCTCTGATGATGCTCCATAACCCCTGGACCTGGATGGCCGGTGACAGCGAGGAGCTGCGCAAGATGGCCGACATGATGGACAAGGCCCGGGAGGGAATCGTTGCCAGCTTCCTTCACCGCGAGCTGACTGTGGACGAGGCAGAGCTCAGTCGGATGATAGCCGACGAGACTTGGCTCACCCCGGCTGAGGCAAAGGCGTTCGGTTTCGTCGACGAAATCCTGGGCGCCGGCAAGCCGCTGTCCCGCAACGCGACGATGGGCAAGATCCTCAACCGCTATCGCAACGTGCCTGAGGCAGCGCGGCAACTGCTAGCCGTGGTCGAGGCGGAGCCCGCGCCGGAACCAGCGCCGGAGCCGGAACCCGAACCAACTCCGGAGCCGCAGTCGCCGGAGGCCGCAGCCCTGGCTGCTCAGCTCGCTGTTGACTGCGCCGCCGCAGGCCTTTCGGCTTGCCTGCCAGCGCTGATCAAGTCCAGCGGGCTCAAGAGCGCGGAAGCGGTGAAGGTTGAGCTGGAGCGGGCGAAGGCCATTCACGCGGCCTGCGTGGTTGCCAAGCTGCCGGATGAAGCGCCTGGCCTGGTCCAGTCGGGTGCCAGCGCCGTGAGGCACGACTGAAGCTGTGGGACAAGCTGGCCAGCAACAGCGGCGCAGTTGAGATCAGCAGCCTGCCGCCGCTGGACGATCTGCCACAGAACTCTGTTCACCAACCCCCGGTGCCAAGCGAAGTGTATGCGCGGCGCCGTAATCAAGCCTCGAAAGGAGGAAAACAAGCATGACCATCAAAACCGAAGGCGTGTACGCCGGCGAGTTCCTCCTTTCGGAGGCCAACGGCACCCGCAGCCGCGAGGAGGTGGTCATTGCCGCCGGCTCCGGCATTCTCAAGGCCGGCACGCTGATCGCGCTGATCACCGCTGCCAACGCCCTGACCCCCGCTGCCGATGGCGGCAACACTGGTAACGGCACCATCGGCTCGGTGACGGTCACCAGCATGGCCATCACCGGCAACTACATCCTGACCATCACTGAAGCTGCAGCCAATGGCGGCAAGTTCGAACTGGTGGACCCGACCGGCGCTCTGGTTGGCGAGGGCACTGTGGGCCAGGCGTTCACTGGTGGTGGGCTGACCTTCACCCTGAGCGATGGCGCTACCGACTTCGCAGTCGACGACAGTTTCACCCTCGTCGTGCGGGCCAACCTGGGCGAGTACGTGCCCTACGACGATGACGGTACCGACGATGGCCGCCGTGCTGCCAGCGGCATCCTGTTCGCATCGGTGGATGCCTCGCTGAACGATGTGCGCGCCGTAGGTGTGATGCGCGATGCCGAGGTGATCGAGCGACTGCTCACCGGTCTCGACTCCAATGGCCGCGCCGACCTGCTCGCGAAAGGCATCATCATCCGCCCCTGATCGCTACCTGTAGCAACCACCAACACCCCAAGCCCCGCACCTGCGGGGCTTCGCATTTCTAGGAGCCCAACATGGCCGAGATTACGATTTTTCAGGACGAGGCATTCGGCGTTGACGCGCTGCTGGCCGTCATCAACGAAGACCACGTGCTGCCGGGGCAGATCGCTGCAGCTGGCCTGTTCGAAGAGCAAGGCGTACCGGGCACCGTGGTGCAGATCGAAAAGGACGGCATGACCCTCGCTCTGGTCAAGGCCGCCGCCCGCGGTAGCGCTGGCCAGGCGGTGACCGGTGACAAGCGCAGCCTGATCCCGTTCAACACCGTTCACCTGCCGCAGACCTTCAAGATCCTCGCCGACGAGATCCAAGGCATCCGCGCGGTCGGTAGCCTCACCGAACTGATGCAGGTGCAGGCCTACGTTGCTCGCCGTATCGAGAAGGCGCGCCGCCAGCTCGACCTCACCCATGAATACCAGCGCATCGGCGCGATCATGGGCAAGGTAGTGGATGCGGATGGCCAAAGCGTGCTGTTCGACATCTTCCAGCGCTTCGATATCAAGCGCCCGAAAGCCTTCAGCATGGAACTGGGCAATGACGACACGGACGTGAGTGCCAAGTGCGTCGAGGTACTGGATACCCAAGAGGACGCCTTGGGTGCCACTACCAGCACTGGTGCTCATGCCTATTGTGGCAAGGAGTACTGGAAGAAGCTGATCGGCCACCCGAAAGTCCGTGAGGCCTACTTGGGTTGGGAGCGCGCCGCACAGCTGCTGGGTGACCGTCGCCAGCCGTTCGAGTTCGGTGGCATCACTTGGGAGCGTTACAAGGGCCAACTGGGTGGCACGGCCTTCGTGCCGGCTGACCGCGCATTCGTCGTGCCGACTGGTGTGCCGGAGCTGTTCATCAGCGCCTTCGCCCCGGCCGACTACATCGAGACGGTCAACACCGAGGGCATGCCGTACTACTCCAAGTTGGAGATGATGAAGTTCGGCAAGGGCGTGGAGGGCGAGGCGCAGTCCAACCCGCTGCACCTGTGCACCCGCCCGGCCTCCGTCCGTGAGCTGACCATCTAGCCATGGGCGGCTTCGGCGACCTGGTCGACGACCTCGACGACCAGGTGATGGCGAGTCTCAGTGACGAGCTGGTCGACTACCTCTCCCGTGGGGGAGAGGTAGTGGCGCAAGCGGTGCCGGTGATCATTGAGCACAACGTTGCTCGCGAAGACCGCGTTGATGCGCTCACCCTGGTTCGCACCGTCTGCGCACAGAAGTCTCTGCTGCAGCCCTATGACCGCAAGGGCGCCTTTCGCATGGCGGATGGCGTCTGGCAGATCGACGGCATCCATTCCGACGATGGCTCGCTGATCACCTTCTACGTGGTGCCCTGACATGGCTGACGACACTCAATCGCTGCTCATCGACGAGCTGCTCAACAAGCTGCGTGCCGTGCCGGTGTTCGGGGCTTCTGTAGAAGAGGACTTCGTCCAGCGCGTGCTGGATGCCGATGATACAGAGCTGCCGGATACCCTGATCGTTGTCCAGTCCGGGGACACCGAGGAGCTTGAGCGAGTGGGCAGCGGGAGCGTGAAGGAGCGGGTGACGCTCAACATCGCGCTGGCCACTCGCGCGCGCAACTTCGGGCCAGTCCTGCGTGCCGGCCGGCTTGCTATCAAGACGGCGCTGCCAGGCACAAAGGCTGGGCTATCGGGCAAGGGCCTCGTGACCGGCGGCTTCCTCGCCGACTCGCTGCTGCCGGCTGGTGAGGGTCGGCGCTGGTCGGTGCGCGTCATGCCGCTGCAGCTCACCTACATCCAACAATTCAACTGACAGGAGGCCCCATGGCCAAGCTGAAAGTCTCTGCGCCCTTCAACTACCGCGAGGGCGCGAAAACCTTCCACTACCAGCCGGGTGACTACGAAGTGACCGAGCGCTGTTCCGATAAGACCGTCAGTGCGGCTGCCGCTGCTCATGGCGTGAAGATCAAGGCCGCAGCGTTGCCCGAGGAAAAACCCTCTGCCAAGCCCGCTGCGAAACCGACCACCCCCGCTGAGTAAGCTGCGCCAGCCGGTGCGAGCTGCTCCAGACCCGCTTCTTCTCCTCGAGGATTTCCACTATGTCTCAAATCGTTGACCGCTCCTTCATTGGTGAAGGGCTGATCTGGGGGCGCGCCTACCAGAGCCAGGATGCGCTGCTGCCGTTCGGCAACTGCGATTCTTTCAACCTGCGCTACGCGACTGATCGCAAGGCGCTGCCCAACTTCATGGGTGGCGGCGGTAATCGCAACGTGCGTGAACGGCCCACTGATGTGACAGCCAGCATCGGCATGTATGACCTCACCAGCACCAATATTGCCCGTGTCACTCGCTCGACGATCAAGGATGTGGCAGCCGGTGCGGTGGTAAATGAGGTAATTGCCTGTGAGGGCATCGAGGGTGAGTTGATCCCCTTCAAGCACATCCCTGACCTGAGCGTCCCGCCGACGCTCAAGACCGCTGCTGACGTTGACCTGGTGGCCGGTACTGATTACATCCTGAGTCCGCATGGTGTGATCGTCACTTCGGGTACCTCGATCACCTCCGCCGGCATCAAGGCCAGCTACACCCGCAAGGCAACCAGCGAAGTACACATGTTGAACGGCTCCCAGGTGGAGCTGGAGCTGTTCATCGCTGGCCTGAACGATGCCCAGTCGGGCCAGCCGTTCAGCCTCAAGGTGAACCGCGCGAAGTTCGGGATGCTGCAGGAGTTCCCGGTGCTGGGCCAGGACTACGTCAAGCTGGATGGCCCCTGCGAGATCCTGGCTGACCCGCTGGTGACCGCCACCGACCTGTCGAAGTTCTGCACGCTGACCCAATTGAAGGCGGCATAACAGCGGCGGCCAGGGACGGCCTACTCGGCCTTGGCGAAGCGCTGGGCCATATAGTCCAGCGCTTCCTGCTCGCCCGGAGTGACCTTTTTCTGGGTAGCAATAATCGTTCGGCTTGCAGCCAACAGCTTGCGTTTGACTGTCTCATCACCCAGTTTATTGATCCGCCCAACGGCGACTTTGAAGCTGTGCAGACTCAGCGTGGCCGTGCGGCTCAGGACATTGTCTACCTGCTCTTGTGTGATCCTCAGGTCGTGTGTGAACGCCTTGCAGGCTGCGGCGATAACCGCCCGTTCGGGAGCCATCATTTTCCCGTCTGCCTTGGCGATAAAGACGAGGATGTCGAGCACAGGAGCATCAGGATTCAGCAGGCTGTCGAGTGTGTACCTGCTGGTCTTCTTGTACAGGCGGTCCAGATATGCCGGGAGGTTGTCATTCTCTACCACCTCCCCTGTGGCAGTGTCATGGCAATGCCGAATGTCGAATATCCGAAAAGTGCGGTACTGCTCTCTGAGATGGCAGTGCCCGGAGATTGAGTGTGGGGTGAAGTCAGTGACAGAGACATCCCGCATCGTTGCTTCGTCCATTCCTCGTTGGAAGTGGATGTGCAGCTTGGCGATCACATCGGCGGGGTTAGGCATCGTCACCGTCCTTGGCTAGGGAGGTTGCCTCCCTGTGGCTGTCAGTTGTCTTTGTTCTCTGCCGCTTTCAGTGCTTCCAACTCGGCCTGGTCCATCCCCAAAGGGCGGCCTGTTTTGCGCAGAGGGCGTTTGGCTGTAGGGGAGGGGGTGGCACGGTGCAGCTCGTAATCGATTACCCCGAGCTCTATTTCTCCTGCCGTTTCTGGATCGTCCTTCTGAGGGAATGAGTCCGTCAGGAACTGCAGGCTTCGGGCAATGGTATGCCGAAGGTTTTTGGCCGCGCGCTCTTCGTGCTCCAGCTCCACCTGTTCCATCGCGGTGGGCTTTCTGATCGCTCTCAGCTCGGCCAGGCGAGCGGCGCTCTCTTCGTGAAGTTTGCGCAGCATCTGCAGAGCCGGTGTGACGGGCGTCTCTGCCTGGCGAAAGCTGGCCTGCAGGCGAGCAATGATCTCGGCAGTTGCTGATCGGTTATTGAGCCGAGATGCCTCTTCGATCTGCGTTTTCAGATCGGCAGGGATGCGGAGGTTGAATTGCGGGTCGGCTCTGCTCATTCGTGACTGTTCCGGTGAACGGAACATGAGGATGCATCACCGTGCTATTGACGGCAATGAATCACCGTTATATATCTATCACTGTCATATAACGGAGGTGTGCTTATGAGTCGGCAGGATCCGCAGGTAGTGGTCAGGTTGCCTGAGCAATTGAAGGAATGGTTGAAGGCGCAGGCCACAGCAAATCGGCGCAGTCAGAACGCAGAGATCGTATTCCGGTTGGAGCAGGCCAAGCGGCAGCAGGAAGCGGCATGATTGCCAAAAAGAAAAGCCCCGGCGGGCAGGCCAGGGCTTCGGTGTAAATCATTTCGAGGCGATTCACATGGGAAATACTACGGCGGTACAGGGTGGTGCGCAACAGTTGGTGCGCGTCTTTGATGGCGTTATTGGTGGGATGCCCGCGCAGGTGTGCGATGGGCGTGAGCTGCATCTGTTCCTGAAGAACGGTAAGCAATTCTCAGACTGGATCAAGCAGCGCATCGGTCAGTACGGATTCGAGGAGAATCAGGACTTCGTTATTGCTTCACCGAAAAGTGAAGCAAAGCGTGGCGGGCATAACCGCACCGACTACCATCTCACCCTCGACATGGCCAAAGAGCTGTCGATGGTGGAGAACAACGACCAGGGGCGGCAGGCTCGGCGTTACTTTATTGAGATGGAGCGCCGCGCCCATGCTCAGCCACAACAAGCAGAAGATGAGCCTGCAATAGAGCAACTGGGCTTGCGGGGCTGCAATGTACTGGTCGCGCACTACGGTGAGCAGATGTGGTTCAGTGCTGGCAACCTGAGCACGGCGCTCGGACTGGGTAGCTCTGATCGCCTCGTCCGCAGTTTGACTGAGCGGCACAAGCGCAAGCTGAAACGCGGGACTCGCGAGCTGTGGATGATCGACGTGGTTGGTGCCGACCGAGCGGCGGATTACTGCAAGCCCGATGTAGCCACTGAGTACAAGGCTTGGCTGCAGCGAGTGACTGGCCCCACCGCACAGACCCTTGCGGGCTCGCCGGTTGAGCGCTTTGGCTTGGAGCAGTTGCTGGATATGCGGCTGCTGGTGAGCTTCGATGAGCGTGGTACCTACCAGGCCAAGCCAATCCCGCCTGGTGCGCTGCTGGTGAGTCCCTCCCGCCTGGCTAGTGTGTTGAGCGACCCATTCACCGTGCCGACTGAGTTCTTGCCTGAGATTCTCCAGGCGGTGGCCGCTCGCATGGGGGCTGCAATGCGGCCTGGTTTGCCAGCGGCCTAGGCCGCTTCCCTCACAGATGAACCCGCTTCGGCGGGTTTTTTATTGCCCGGAGAAAATGAATGGCTGGTATCAAGGATCGCCTGATTCAGTTCATCCTGCGTGGCAAGGACGAACTGTCTCCGGCGGCGAAGACCTCGGCTGAGGCTCTAGACGCCGTATCTCAGGAGGCTGCTCGACTTGGCCAGGCGCTTGATGATGCCAAGGGGGCGCAAGGGCTTGGCAAGGCTCTGGAGCGCACCGTGCGCGATGTGGCCCTGGCGCAGCGGAATCTGAGCCAGGCTGAGCAGCAGGTGGTTGATCTGCGCGAGGCGCTCAACAAGGAGCCTGAGGCTGCTGGTCTGCAGCAGTCGCTCAAGGATGCCGAACGCGCTGCAGGCCGTGCTCGTCGCCAGCTCAATGCTCTGGATGCTGAGCTTGCCGATACCGAGAAGGCCGCCCAGGCTGCCGGCATCGACACCCATAACCTGGGCGACGAGCAGCAGCGCCTCGCGGCTCAGGTGACCCGGGCGCAGCAAGCGCTGGCGGCGAACAATCAGGAGCTGAAAGAAGCGCAGCGCGCCCATGCCGCCGCCGCCCGCTCTGCCGCCGAGCACACGTCCCGGGTTGATGCGGTGCGGGCTGGCATGACCAGTGGCGCCAAGCAAGTTCTCGGTTTCGCTGCGGCCTTCGTTTCGCTGAATGCCATCATGGGCCTTGTTCAGAAAGGCCTGAACCTGGTGCGCGATGGCATCTACGCGATGCTGGGTACTGGTGATCAGTACGAACTGCTGGGCAAGCGCATGGCTTCCCTGATGGGCGGCATTGCCCAGGGGGAGCAGGCTACCGCCTGGATTAAGGACTTTGCCAAAAGCACCCCGCTGGAGGTCAAGGACGTCACCGAGGCCTTCGCGCTGCTCAAGTCCTACGGGCTCGACCCAATGGACGGAAGCCTGCAGGCCATCGTCGACAAGAACGAGCAGCTCGGCGGCGGAATGGAGCGGCTGCAGGGAATCAGCTCTGCCCTTGGCCAAGCGTACGCCAAGCAGAAGCTGCAGACCGAGGAGATCCTGCAGCTCGTGGAACGTGGCGTGCCGGCCTGGACGCTACTGGAGAAGGTCACGGGCAAGAACGCTGCCCAGCTCGCCGAACTCGCCAGCAAGGGCAAGCTCGGTCGTGATGTGATCGCCGGGTTGATCGATGAAATGGGCCGCAGCGCCGAGGGAGCCGCGGCGGACAATATGAGCACGCTGACCGGCCTGGTCAGCAATCTGTCTGACACCTGGTCCGACTTCCTCAACCGCATCGCCAAGAGCGGGGCCCTCGACTACGCGAAGGAGCAGCTCAAGGGCGTAGCCGACTACATCGACCAGATGGACAAGGACGGCCGGTTGGACAAGCTGGCCACGTCCCTCAGCAACGCCTTCCAGCAGGGCGCGGAGAAGTTGAAGGAGTTTGCCGCCAGGCTAGTCGATACGGATTTCGAGAAGCTGCTCGACGACTCCAGTGCTTGGTTGGACAACTTTGGCAGCCACTTGGAGTCCGCTGCTCAGAGTGTCCAGCTGTTCATTGCGCCGTTCCGTACTCTGGTTAATGGTGTGACTTCCGGCCTTTCGCTGGCCGGTGCCGGCTTGGCGCAGTTCGTGGATTTCGCGCTTGCGCGCCTGGAAGTGCTGGCCAAGGCCGTGCCTGCGTCGATTGGCGGCGATGAGTTGCGAGCGTCGATTGCCGAAGCGCGTGGCTTGATGGCCAGCCTGACCGATGGCTTCCTCGCTCAGGTTGAGCAGGACGGAAAGGACATCCAGGCCGCATGGGATGTCACGTCCAAGTCCGCAGCTGAAAGTGCCAAGGAGCAGACTGAGGCGGTGCGCCGCGAGTCGTCTGAGCAGATGCTGCTCGGGCAGGCTGCCGCAGACCACTTCGTTGCCAACCAGAAGCGCAGCAGGGATGCAGCCATTGAGGCTGCTGCGACGGGCCGGCAAGCCATCGAGGGTATGGCCCAAGCCCTGCAGCTGCTCGACTCTGCCTCCACCGTGCAGCAACTGGAGAGCCTGCGTGGCGCCCTGCTCGATGCATTCCAGACTGGCAAGCTCAGCCAGGAAGAGTATGCCCAGGCCACTGGCGTGCTGTCGGGTCGCATCAAGGACCTGCAGGGCGCCGCATCTGGCGCGGCCGATGGCGTGTCCGACCTGGAGGAAAAGCTGGGCGACCTCAAGTCGGTGCAGGCTGCGATCAGCAGTGCCAAGACGGACGTGGACATCAACAACATCCGCACCGCCCTGCGCAAGCTGTACAACGATGGAGAGATCACCGCCAGCCAGTACAACCAGGCGCTGAAGGAAACCAGCGAGCGGCAGAAGGAACTCAAGGGGGCGGTCCAGCAGGGCACCAAGGCCCAGCAGGATAAGAACAAGGCCGACGAGGATGCCATCGTCACCTCCGAGCAGCTGCGCCGCGAGAGCGGCAAGCGCATGGAGGCCGAGCGCCAGGCAGGCGATGCAGCGATGCAGGCTCGGCGCAAGGGCAGCGAGGAAGCCAAACGCGACATGAGCGCCATGGAGGGCTTCTTTGGCGGCGTACTGAGTCGAGCACGTGAGCCTCTGGCTGGGCTGAGCAAGGCTGCCCTAGACGCCTATGACAAGTTGCGTGGCATCAAGTCGGCCGACTTGGAACTTGATACCAGCAGCCTCGAAGCCACCTCTCGATCTTTGGAGAAAGTAAGCAAACAGCTCGGTGCGGTCGGCTCAGCAATGGTTGACCCGCTGACCTCGCGTTTGGGCAAGTGGGCGCTCAGCGCCCAGCGGGCAAGCCTGGAAACACAGCAGGCTTACCTGGGCCAGAAAGCCTCTCTGCAGTCGCTGATGGAACGGTACGAGAGCGGCCAGATGACGCTGGCTGGCTTTGCGAATGCGGCTGCCTCTGCAAAGAGCCGGCTTGGCCTCCTCGATGACTCTGACTTGAGTGGGCTTGAATCCGCCATCAAGTCTGCAAAGGAGCAGATGAAACAGCTCGGTGAGTCCACCCGGGGCACCCTGGAGAGTTTGCAGGATGAGCTGGACGGGCTGGAGGGGCGTGAGGCAGACATCCAGCGCCGACGCTTCGCTGCCCGGCAGCGTGAGCTGCAGGCGCAGCTCGCAGAGGCTCAGGCCAGTGGCGATGCCAATGCGGTCAGCAATGCCGCGCGTGCTCTCGGTGTGCTGCGTCAGATCGAGGCGGCTACTGAGCAGCAAAGGGTGCGCGAAGAGCAGAAGAAGCGCATAGAAGGAGAGCAGCGGCCGGGCGGCGAGGGAGCCCAAGCACAGATGCCCAGCAAGGTCATCCGTCTTGAGGTGAAAGAGCGATCGGTCGATGTTGCCGTTAACGACGCAGCTGATGAAACCAAGTTGCTCAGCCTCCTCGAGGATGCTGGTTTAAGGAGCCTTTGATGCCATACACCCTGACCTTGGACTCGATCGACCTGGCGGCCGACCCCGAGCTGGGCGGCGAGCAGCTGCAGTGGACGGATGAGCACGAGTGGGATCCGGTGGAGCAGAACCAGGACCGCTCACTGGGCGGGGCGCTGATGGTGCAGGAGGGCGCCAAGCTATACGGGCGCCCGATTACCCTGGCCAGCAATGACGGAGCCTGGTTCACCAAGGCGACTATCGACGCCCTGCAGGCGCTGCGCGATCAGCCTGGCATCGTGATGTTGTTGACCCTCCCCGGCGGGCAGCAGCATCACGTGACTTGGAATCGTGTGGCTGGGTACCCGGTTGAAGCTGTCCCGCTGTTCCGCCAGGTGGTTTACAGCCCCGGCGACCTGTTCCTGCTCACCCTTCGCCTCATCACCGTGGCGCCGCCGGCTGCGCCGACGCCCTGACCTGAACCATCCCGACCAAGCCCGCCCCGTGCGGGCTTTTTTGTGCCCGGAGAATCCTGAATGTCCATCGCCACCACCGATGTGAAGTTGCTCAAGAGTGAACGTCTGACCGATGAGGCTGACGGCGGCGGCCGCGCCACTGGCGTTGCTGTCGTGGACGGCGAGGTGAACAACGTCTTCACTGATCTGTCGCGCCTGGACCGCACGGTGGGCCGCATCAGCCTGCGCAAGCTGTTTGCCGGGGTGATGACCACCAATGCCGATGCCTACCTGGGCGCCCATGCCATCGTCACCGAGGGGCCGGCGGATCCGCGTGTCAGCGTGCTGCTATTCAACACCGGCAGCCAGACCGATGTGCGCCGAAACGCCCGCGATGCCATCGAAAGCTATGTGGCGGCGGCGTCGAGTGCTGCTTTCGAGCTGCTGGGAACCCAGCTCAGCGGCCAGCGTGCCATCGCCTGCGTGCAGCGCGAGGAGCAGCGTGTGCCCGAGGTGGGCGAGGTGTTCCAGCTGAACGGCGTGAACGGCACCCAGTACGTGCGCCTGATGTCGGTCGATCAGCGCCTGGAACAGTTCACCTATGAATACAGCGCAGGTAATTTCCTCAACTTCACCCGCCGCCGTCTCGACCTGGGGCTGAGTGGCCCGCTGTTGTTTACCTTCCCGGGCGGCCAGGTGACCCCTGCAGGCACCACAGGTACGTCGCTGGATGGCCTCAACAAGGCTCGGGTGCTCAGCACCCAGGTGGCAGACGCCGCCCGCTATTTCGGCATCAGCAGGCTGGCCCAGGCCTGCGCTGTGGGTGACCTGAGCCTGCGGGTGGATTCTGTCTACAGCCAGTTGGTGCCGAGCACCACCAAGGAAAGCGCGCTGGTGGACCTGCTGGCTGGCTACCAGCGGCAGGTGTATCTGGCCTCTGGCCCGGCGCGGTCGCTGAACCTCAACATCGCGGCCGGCGCCGTGGCTGGCGAGTCGCGCACCTTCCTGGGTACTGGCTGCGCGCCGGGCTCGCTGACGCTGACTGTGAACGGCGGCACCTTCACCGATGACCGTAAGGGCGCCCTGCGCTTTGCGTCCGGTGCCAACTGGCTCAGCAGCGGGCGCATCGACTACCAGACCGGCGAGATTACTCTGGTTCGCTCCGGCTCCAGTTGGACTGGTGCTGGCACGGTGAGCTATCAGCCCGGTGCGGCCGCCACGGGCGAAACTATCACCGGCGAGGTCGAGATCACCCTTGGCAGCCGCGGCTACGTATATACCTTGAACCTGGCCGGGGCCATCCCGCGTCGGGGTACGCTGTCAGTCAGCTACATGGCCCTGGGCAAGTGGTACGAGCTGCGCGACTACGGCGACGGCCTGCTGACGGGTGAGGGCGCGGGCACCATCAGCCTGGCCACCGGCAGCGTGTCGATCACGCTGAATGCGCTGCCCGATGTGGGCAGCTCGCTGGTGTACAGCTACATCAGTTCGGCCGACAACGCGGTGACCCAGCGTGCCGGCGGCAGTGTCGTGCCCAGCCTGGAGGTGCGTTTCACCCTGCCGCACAAGGGCATCCGCCCTGGCTCGCTGGTGGTCACCTACCTGGCCGGCAGCAGCACCAAGACCCTGACCGACAATGGGAACGGCGGCCTGGCCGGCTCAGGTGGCCTTGGCGCAATCACCTACGCCAGCGGCGAGCTGACCATGGTGCTGAGTACCACGCCATCAGGCGGCCTCACGTATACCTACGAGCAGGGTACGGTGGGCGGTAACGTACTGACGGTGACGAGCGATAGCAGTGGCATGGCGACCTTCACCATCCCCGGTGCACCGCTCAAGCCCGGCAGCGTGCGCGCTTCGTGGGTCACCAGCCGGCGCCAAGCGGCTCCTGCGCTGAACTGGGATGCGGTGCAGAGCGGAAACGCTTTGCCCGTTTTTGATGGTGTGGTGGATGTATCCAAGGTTGCCGCAGACAACGGATCTGGCGGCTGGCAGGGAGGGGTGCTGGGTTCAATCAACTACAGCACGGGCGCCTGCACTCTGCAGGTGGCCTCGCTCTACAACTACAACGAGCACACCTACACCAATCGCCGGAAGGTGATGGACAACGGTGCGGTGACCCAGCCGGTACTGGTGACCACTCCGGTGGCCACGCGTGAGACCTTCGGCGGGGCGCTTTCGGTTGATAGCCAGTCGGCCGGTGTAACCGTGGTGGCGCAGACGGCGACCCAGGCGCAGCCGCCGATCACCCTCGATCTGCTGCCGGGTGTGGGCGAGGCAATCGTGCCGGGCTCGCTGCTGTTCAGCTGGAACGGATCTACCTACTGCGACCGTTCGGGGATTCTCTACCGCGATATCGCCAGCAACACCAACGGCGGCACGGCGGTGGGCTCGGTTGACTATGCAGCTGCCCGCGCGACGCTCAACAGCTATGCCGGTAACGTGGCGGCGCCGGTCACTATTCTGGCCTGCCTCACGGCCTCGGTCGGCTTCAGTGTCACCGCGCTCACCTTCCGCACGCCTGGTGCGCCATTGCGGCCGGGTAGCCTGCAGATTTCGGTAGTGCGTACCGACACCGGGGCGGTGGTCACCGGCACGGCGAATGCGAGCGGCGTGATTGATGCCGGCATTATCCAGGGCTCGGTCGATATCGCCACAGGCATCGCCCGGGTGGTGTTCACCACCAACGTGGCGGATGAGACCGGCGCAAGTGACGTGCCGGTGATCCCGATCCTGGCGCGCTACAACGCGGTGGTGCAGACCCAGCTGCCGCTTGATGCGGGCCTGCTGGGCCTTGATCCGGTACGCCTGCCGGCCGACGGGCGAGTGCCAATCTTCCGCGAGGGCGGGGTGCTGGTGATTCACCACACCGCTGAAACGGTGGTTGCCAGCCCGGCGCCAGGCGGCACCGTGTCGCTTGCGCGACAGCAGCAGGCGGTCATCGCGGTGGTGGATGCCAACGGCCTGGCGCTGCGGGCGGCGTCCTACAGTGCCGACCGCGATGCAGGGAGCGTCACCTGGGCCAACCCACTGGTGCTGCAAGCCGAGGACGGATCACCGCTGACCTTGCCGCTGAGGATCCGCGACCGGGTGGAGCACATGACTATGTGCACTGAGGTGCAGATTACCGGCGAGATCGGCATCAGCTCTCCGGTGCCATGGGCCCTGCCAGCTGGCGAGGCGAAGGTCTCCAGTGCCGTTGCTTGGGGCGATCTGCAGTCGCGGATTCACGGCTGGTTTACCCAGCAGACGTGGAGCCAGGGCGCGCCGAACTGGACCGATGCGCCGATCGGCAACACCACCACCGCGCAATACAACAGCCTGGGCTATCCGCAGGTCATCACCAACAAGGGCGCCATCGACGGTAAGTGGGCGCTGGTCTTCACAAGTGCTTCGGCTTTCCAGGTGGTGGAGGAAAAGCTCGGCGTCATCACCACCGGCAACATCACCAGCGATTGCGCTCCGATCAACCCGCTGACCGGTGAGCCCTACTTCCTGATTAAAAAGGAAGGATGGGGCAGCGGCTGGGCAGCATCCAATGCGGTGCGCTTCAACACGGACGCCGCCCTGGGCCCGTTGTGGGTGATCCGCACGGTGATCAGCGGGCAGGGCACGGTGGATGACGACGAGTTCAAGCTGCAGATCAGAGGAGATGCGGACTGATGGCAAGGGTTTATCACCGTGATCAGGCCGGCGCGCCAGCGCTGGTCTTTAGCACTGGCACCGGCCACGCCAATCACTGGGCCTCGCTCAAGGCCATCATCAAGGGGGCGTTGGTGAGCGGCTACGGCAGCGTGCCGGGGGCGGGCTGGGAGCTGATTGCCGAGGGGGCCAACTACCTGGTTCTGAGGAATGGCAGCCACTCGGGGTACATCTGCTTTACCTATGACACCCGGGCCAGCGCCACCAGTGGCCGGGTTGAGGTATGGCTGGCAGAGACCTTCACCGGTATGAGCGGTGACTGGATGACTGGGGATGGCCTTCGTTCCGGCGTGGCGGCTAACAATGGCGTGCCGCACACGCTGGGGCTGAGCTATGCCTTCTACGCTTCGGCGGTTGTGTCATGGGTGATCATTGCCGACGAAAAATCGGCAGTGCTGAGTATCTCCACCTCGACCTCAACAACTGTGCCGAATGATGGCATCGCCTCTTTGCCAAGCGAGTCGCGGCCTGTGCTGTTGGCATTTGGGGAGGATACCGAGGGAATCTTCCTGGCGCTGGGTGGGGAAAACACTGCGCCCGGTGTCCTGGGGCCGTCCATCAGGAACTACTTCGCCGTCAATGGTTTCACGACGCTACGTGATCCGAAAACCAATCTGCTCGTGGGAAGTTCTGCGCTGGGCGCCGGCACCCCCGGCTTGAGTACTCGGAACGCAAGCCACACTGCCATAACGCTGATCAAGGCAGTTGATCAGGTGCGCGTCTCATGGGCCGGGGCGGTGTCGGGAGAGCATGCGCAGGGCGGATATATTCGCGGCGTGACTATCCCTGGGCTTCTTCATGCACACGTGTGCGGTGCGGTTGCGGGCAGCCTGGGGCATACGAGCTACAACTCCAGAAGCATCCATGTCCCAGTGCAGCTTGCCGGCTCCGATTACTACGCAGCTTTCCAGTCGCAGGCCTCTGTCGCAATCCTTTTGTCGGCTAACCCGGTGCTTTGGGCATGATCACAACCTCCCTGCTGTCCGTTGGTGTAGATGCCTGGGCTCCCATTCCGATGGTGGTCTTGCGCTTTCGTTTGCTTCGCGAGGGTGAGGTCACGCCAGCCACAAAGACGCTGAGGCTCTATCGCAGCTGGGCATCGGCGTGGGATATCTGCTTATCCTTCCAGGCCGAGGCCGGCAATGGAGGGGAGTACACCCAGGCCACCAGGGTCAGCCTGGCCACGCTGTTGGAGCAGGGTGAGTGGTTGGTAGGCGGCAATGATCCGACACCGCCGCGCAAGACACGAGCCGCCTACCTCGCTTTCACCCAGGGTGGTGACTACACCTTCAACATCACCAGCGGTGAGGGCGCCCAGCAGGGTGATCCCGCCCAGGTGGATGGACTGGTGCGTGTTGATGGGCAGTCCGCAAGCCGGGAGATCGTGCTGGTGGAGCGTCCCGCTGATGGGCAGTGGCGTTTGGCTGGCTACGGTTCTACCCCTGGGGGAGCGGGCAAAATTGATGTGCGCGTGACCGGCGGTGAGCTTTACGCGCTGAGCATCGATGACGTTGGGGTGGCCTTTGCTCCCTATCTTGTTGTTGCGGTTGGGCAGCGCATCCGGCCTTCAGTCTTCACCGGAGTGCTCTACCAGGTCACCGAGCCTGGTGTGCTGCCGGCGACTGAGCCAGCCTGGTGGCCGATCACCAGCGAGGGCTCGCGCGAGCTGGGCACGGCCCGCGCCGAGGCGGTGCGCTACTACCGACCACTGGCCCATGGGCCTGTCACTGCGGAGCCAAGTTGATGCTGACGGTTGA